GTCACCAACAAGTACATGAAAAAAGCCCTGCGGAAAGTCCGCACAAACCTGGGGCAACGCTACCATGTTAGTTATGTCCAAGAACCCACGCTTGGACTGAGCGGTAAGCGGCAGAAGCAGACCATTACCGCGAACTTCACACACAGCATGGACAGCGCACTGTTGACGAAGACCGTCTGCGCGGCGACAGCCGTCACGCACTTCAGCATGGTTCACGATAGTTACGGCTGCCATGCTGCCGACCTCCCTGTCCTCGCCCATGCCGTGCGCGAGGCCGCTTCTCAGTTGTTCAGCGTCGATGTCCTCCAGGACTTCCGCGACCAATTGTGTAAACAGTTGCCGGATATTGATTTCCCGCAACCACCTCAGCTTGGCGATTTGAATCCAAGTGAGGTACTTCATTCCACCTACTTCTTTAACTAGAAGAAACACGCATGACAAACAAACCGCAAGTACTGGCGAGTCCCAAAGGGGTTGCTCGCTATCCGTGGCTGACCCAGCCTGACTACGATTTTGCTGAGAAGTACAACTCGGCTCCTGAGTACAAGTGCCAGCTTGTCCTGAACAAGGCCGACAGCGAGGCGTTCAAGGCACAGTTGACTAAGGTTTACCAGGAGGCGTACAACACCGCTTGCCAGGAAGAGGGGAAGAAGCTGAAGCAATACAGCGAGTTCCCTTGGGTTGACCTTGAAGACCCCGATACTGGTGAGGCGACTGGCGAGACGGCCTTCAAGTTCAAACTGAAGGCGACTGGCGAGAACCGTCGCACTGGCAAGACCTGGGAGAACCGCATCGCTTGGCTGAACGCAAGCCGTCAGCCGATGGAAGTCCCGATGGAAAGTGTCGGTGGCGGCAGCGTCATCCGCATTGCCTTTGAGCCGTACACTTGGAACGCACCGATTGGCTTCGGCCTGACGCTGCGTATCAAGATTGTTCAACTCATCGACCACAAGACTTATGTGACTAACTCCGACGAGTTGGCCAATAAGCTGTTCGATGTAGAGGGTGATGGCTTTCCTGGAGTGGAGGACTCCAGCGACAGCCCAGCGACCGATAGCGGCGCTGACTTTTAGTGGCGAGGAGTTACCTCAAGTTCACTATCCCCATCAACCCTGTGCCAGCTAGTAGGCCAAGGGTTTCAAAGTGGGGATGCTATTACAGCAAGACATACACCGCGTTTCGGAAGGCTGCACCAGAAGCAATCGAAGAAGCGGTACGAAACTCAGGGGTAGGTCGGGGTGACCTACCCTTGTCCCAAACAGTTGAGTGCGAGTTCGTATTCAACTTCAAGCAACCCAAGTCTACGAAGCTGGAGTACCCCAGGGCTGATGTTGACAACTGCCTTAAGGCGATTCAAGATAGCATCCAGGACATCATCCTCGTAGACGATAACCAAATCACCATAGTCAAGGGAGAGAAGCGATGGGCGGAGACGGGCCAAGAGGGTTTCATCGAGATGAAGCTACGGATAGTCGATTCCTAAGGCACGGCCCGTGCGACGAGTGCGGCAGCAGTGATGCTAGAGCTATCTACTCTGACCACGAATACTGCTTTAGCTGTCGTTCACATACACAGACACATGAAACACCCAGCAAAGGAGGAAACATGGAAACGCTGACTCAACGATTCCTTAATGTTGAGTACGGTGACATCCCTAAGCGCAAACTGCGGGAGGATACCTGCCGTAAGTTTGGCTACGGGATTAGCGGCAAGTACCAAGTTGCCAGCTACCGAGATAAAGATGGACGGGTCGTGGCGCAGAAGCTCCGTGACTCTGAGAAGAACTTCCGCATTGTCGGCGACGCACGGCGGATGCAACTGTTTGGTCAGCACCTGTGGTCTGGCGGCAAGCAGCTTGTTATCTGCGAAGGGGAGGTTGATACCTGCTCTATGGGTCAGGTCCAAAGCCTGAAGTGGCCCGTTGTCGGCGTACCGAACGGCGCACAGTCGGCTTCCAAAAGCATCCGCGACAACATTGAGTTTGTCGAGAGCTTTGAAAAGGTTGTGTTCATGTTCGACATGGACAAGCCAGGGCAGGAAGCTGCGGTTGAGTGCGCGGCACTGCTCAGTCCAGGCAAGGCGCACATCGCCCAGCTACCTGAAGGTTTCAAGGACATCAACGAGATGCTCCAAGCCAACAAGGTGCAGGAGCTTGTGTCTTGTATGTGGTCGGCCAAGCCCCACCGCCCTGATGGCCTAGCGTTTAAGGATGAAATCTACGCTGCCGTGACGGACATGACCGAGGTGGAGGCTTACGATTACCCCTGGCCTGGATGGAACCAGAAGACCTATGGCTTACGCCGTGGGGAACTGGTCGTTGTCACGGCGGGAACTGGTATCGGCAAGTCCACGGTATGCCGTGAGATTGCTTACCACCTGAGCCGACAAACCAAGGTGGCCTACATCGCCTTGGAAGAGAATGTCCGCCAGTCTGCGCTTCAGTTCCTCGGTATCCACACGGGGAAAGCCCTGCACTTGAACTACGACATCTCGGAAGACGAGCGTGACAAGGCGTTTGAGGAAGTGTTCGGCACGGAACACATCGTCCTCTACGACCACTTCGGTTCCATCGACCCCGATAACCTGATGAAGAAGATTCAGTTCCTGGCTCACGCTGGGTACAAGTATGTCTTCCTTGACCACCTGACCCTGATGCTGTCAGGCGGTGCTGACCAAGGCGACGAGCGCCGGCGGATTGACGCGGTGATGACCAAGCTGCGGCAGACGGTGGAGAACCTGAACATCGGTCTGGTTGTTGTCAGTCACCTCAAGCGCACCGAAGGTAGACCGATGGAGGAAGGTGGTCAGACCTCTCTGTCTCTGCTCCGTGGCTCGACTCAAATCGCTGGCCTTGCCGATATGTGCATTGGCCTGGAGCGTGACCAGCAGGATGAGGAGAACCCTAACCATGTCCTTTGCCGTTGCCTGAAGAACCGATTCTCTGGCGACACTGGCCCGATGGAAACGCTGGTGTTCGACAAGAAGAAGATGCGCTTCTCCATCGTCAGCCCCAAACAGCCCGATGAACCAAAGCACTTTGATTTTTGACCTGGAGACGGACGGTCTGCTTGACTCCGTTTCCGTGATTCACTGCATTGGTGTGGTCAGCGAAGATGGCAGCTACAAGCGACTGTTCGGCCCCGATGAGATTATTGAGGGGCTGGATGTGTTGGCCGCTGCCGACCGATTGATTGGTCACAACATCCAGGGGTACGACCTTCCTGTTCTCCAAAAGCTGCACCCTGAGTGGACCTTTGGGGGGGACATCCGTGACACGGTGATTATGTCTCGCATCAAGTTTGCGGACATGAAGAACCAGGACTTCACCAGGGAAGACTTCCCCCCGAAGCTGATTGGCCGTCACTCCCTGGAATCCTGGGGACACCGTTTAAACTTCTACAAGGGAGACTACGGTAAGCAGGAGAACGCCTGGGAGAAGTACACCGAGGAGATGGGGGAGTACTGTCTTCAGGACTGCGAGCTAACTCGGAGACTGTACCACCACCTAAAGCTCCCTGACTCCTGTGTCGAGTTGGAGCAGGGATTTGCAAAGGTACTCGACAGTCAGATGGAGGTGGGGTTTGAGTTCGATGTCGCCAAGGCCCAAGTCCTGTATGGGAAGCTGGTCAAGCGGAGAGCCGAGATTGAGGAAGAGTTGATATCGGTGTTCCCTGCGAAGGAGACTCCGATGAAGACTCGCCAGTACTGGGTTCACCCAGAGACTCAGGAGCGGTACGCCCTTAAGGGTGACTGTCCCGCCAAGGAGCGAAAGCTGCTGGAGCCTGGGCCGTACAAGGTGAAGCGCGAGGAGTTCAACCCGAACAGCCGACTTCAGATTGCCGAAGCCCTGACCAATCACTACGGGTGGAAGCCTAAAGAGTTCACTCCCGATGGCCGACCAAAGGTAGACGAAAAGGTTCTATCCAAGCTGCACTTCCCTGAAGCAAGGCTGCTTAATGAGTTCCTGATGATTACCAAGCGTCTCGGTATGTTGGGTGATGGTGACTCGGCGTGGCTGAAGCTGGAGAAGCAAGGCCGCATTTACGGGCGCATCAACCACAACGGCGCGGTCAGTGGTCGCTGTACTCACAGCCGACCCAACATTGGGCAGACAACTGGCCTTGGCGCAGCCTACGGCAAGGAGTGTCGGGAACTGTTTACGGTCCCCCCAGGCTACAAGCTGGTTGGTGCTGACCTTGCTCAGGTGGAGCTTCGGATTCTCGCCCACTACACGGGGCGGTGGTCAGACGATTACACTAAGGCTATCCTTGAGGGCGACATTCACTCGGTAAACCAACACGCCGCTGGACTTGGCGATGACCCCAACGGACGGAGCAAGGCTAAGACTTTAATCTACTGCACCCTGTACGGTGGCGGTCCAGCTAAGATTGGTGAGACGATTGGCGTCAGCCCTGCGGCGGGGAAGAAACTTCAGAAGGCTTTCCTTGATGGGATGCCAGCCCTGAAGACCCTGATTGAGCAGGTCAAGGCCGTTGTCCGAGACAAAGGCAACCTTACGGGCCTGGACGGTAGACCATTGACCTGCCGCTCGGAACACTCGGCGCTTAACACTCTTCTCCAGAGTGGCGCAGCCGTCGCCATGAAGAAGGCAACGGTCCTGGCAAATGAGAAGTTTGCCGCAGCGGGATGGACTACCGAAGATGTAGCCCAAGTCGCACACATCCACGATGAACTTCAAGTACAGGTCCGCGAACCGCTGGCCGAACAGGTTGGAGAGATTCTGGTGGAGTCGTTCCGTGAAGCGGGGCGGTTCTTTAACCTTCGCTGCCCTTTGGATGGCGATTACAAGATTGGAAACAACTGGGCGGAAACCCACTAACACACATGAGTTCAAAAATAATCATCGACGGGGACATCTTCCTTTACCAGTGTGCTTTTGCCAGTGAGACAGAGGTCTGCTGGGACGCTGGGAAGAACTTCTACACCCTTTACGGGGAGCTTGGCCCTGCTCAACGGGCCTTCTCGGAACAGGTAGACAAGGTGGTGTCCACGGTTGGCGTGGATGACTTCATCATCTGCTTCTCTGGGAAGGACATCTTCCGCAAGAAGCTCGACCCTGAGTACAAGGCCAACCGCTCTGGGAAGCGCAAGCCTGTGGTCCTGGTCCCGCTTCGGGAGTACATCATGGAGAAGTACCGAAGCATGGCTGTCCCTCACCTAGAGGCTGATGACCTGCTGGGTATTCTGGCCCAGGAGGGCGACATCATGGTCACCTCCGACAAGGACTTGCAGACTGTCCCTGGGCTGCATTACGACCCCAGAAGCGAAGCCAAGAAGGGCGAGAGTGGGGTCTACCAAATCAAGCCCCATGAGGCCATCTACCACCACCTGATTCAGACTCTGACGGGTGACTCAACGGACAACATCAAGGGCTGCCCCAAGGTTGGCCCTGTGACCGCACGGAAGAAGCTCCGCGCTGCCCCGCCTTCAGATATGTGGAGCCAAGTCGTGGGGATATTTGAAGAATCGGGGATGAATGAGGAATACGCAATCACTCAGGCCCGACTGACCTACATTCTCAGAGGCGACGATTACGACTTCCGCACTGGCAACATTAACCACTGGACCCCCGAGACTTACAATGAATACGACCGAACTGTTTGAACTCCATCGCAGCCTGTGTGGTCAGGCGTTGGAACTGATGCGTAAGAAGAACAACGATTACGCTGGTCACAAGGGGGACACCCCATTTGCCAACTTCCAGCGGGTCGAGTCGATGGGAATCACCTCTACCGAGAAGGGCTTTCTTGTGCGGATGACGGATAAGATGTCCAGGCTCAGTACTATGGCGACGGGGGCCGACCTCTTGGTCCCCGACGAAAAGGTCGAAGATACTCTGATTGACCTGATTAACTACTCGGTCTTGCTTTACGCATACCTACAGTCTCATGGAAGAAATCCCACTAATCCCTAGCAATCTGCTTGATGCGCTGGATAAGCTGTACCCCCACCGCTGCCCTGAGTTAACTTTAGACGAGAAAGAGGTCTGGTTTAAGGCAGGGCAGCGTAGCGTTATTGACTTCCTGGTAGCGGTCAAGGCTGAACAGGAAAACACTGTATTCCCTCCAGACGAGTTGAAATAAAATGTGCATCGGACGGCCCAAAACGCCTCCTCGAAGCGACCCTGTTCCTGAGCCTCCCAAGGAAGTGTTCTCGAAAACCGCTGGTCGGGTCGGGAACATTAAGAAGGCTGGCGTCAAAGATGTTGGCGGTCAAGAGCAGGTTCGTGGTCGCGGCCTGTCTGCGCTGCGTCTGAGGAACTACAGCGG